CTGTCGGCTCAGCTGCTATCAACCTAGGACCTTTCGCGGTCTTTGGTACGCAAATCAGTCGAGCCGCCCTCTCATGGTTGAGGGGGCGTTCCTCATCTGAACCAGCGGTTTTGCCGCACAATTCAAATGGGAAAGTATTCTGCAGCTTTTGCGGCCAATTTGGGAATCGGGACTTCTCCCAATTCTTAAGTTGTTCCGCCACTGCACCCGGTCCATGTTTGAAGCCGGTACCTCTTCCGTCACTTTCCATAATCGCTGAATAGGCGATCGGATCGAAGACGTCAAATGTACCGAAAACCAGATCCGCAACTCTTTGGATCTGACTGAGAAGACTCCTGTCGTCTATCTTGACAGTTTCCGCACTAACTACCTCTTCCCTTGCGGGATACAGGTAATCAGAAGCTGACTTATCATGATGGACATGATCAAATGCTTCTCCAAGATGGATACGCATAAGATCAAAAGGCAAGAGCCTATCCTCATCCGCTGCATGACGAGTGGCGAACTCATGATCTATTCTGAAGAATGTTTCTTCGGGAACAGGATCAAAAAGATCACCATAATCATGCAAATCGCGACCGTGATGACCGCGATTTCCGGGAGATAGTTGTCCCTCGATGTGAGGATCACCTTCTCCTGGCTGGAAGAGGCGTAATTCATCGCATTCCCAGGTGAAACTGGGCTTGCGGAGACTACGTTCGATGTCATGGTATTCCCCTACTTTCGCTTGAATGCGATCGTCGGAGCAGACCAGTTCTATTCTCTTACCGACAACTAAAAGTTGTCTTAGGAAGAACAAAGCGTTGACATCTACCTCAGGCTTCAAACAGCCGCTCTTATCAAAGATGCGCAACCAGAGCCCACAAAACAACCGTGGAACTCTGATCTTAGAAGACACAGCCGTTGAGTACGGCCCTTCTAACGACAGGCGCCCATTCTCAAGACCTGCAAGTAGCAGACTCTCAAGATTGGGGAGATCAAGGGTGAAAACCGTTTGACCTCTACTTTGACAATTAAGGGTGAGCCTATCCAAATCTTTAGACAGACTACCCTCAAGCGACGGGTATACCGCTTGGACATCTTTACAGAGTCCTCGCGTGACCTGGAGTAGAGCATTAACTTGGCTTTTCATGCAAGTCTCCTATTGTGGAGGTACGCATCCAAGCCGCAGATCTGCTCGCTATCGCTTCGAGTTCCTTACGTAATAGATGGAGATGATCTCGCCTCTCGACGAGACCATCCCCCCATCAGTCCCCCCCCTCACGGGGAAGGACATATTACGACTCGAAGTTCATCAGTTTGTCGATGTTTGCACTCGTCAAGAATGCAAATAGACCAAGCGCCGTGTTTCGTGGATCAACGAGGGTATCACCCCGCTGATTTTCGATAACGGTGTATGTCTTCCTCACGGTTGACAACGTGCTTGGCGCCACCGGAAACACCGTATGGATAAGTTCGACGTTGTGACGATCAATAGTCACTCCGCGCTTCTTATCGGTATACGAAGTGTTCCGAATGTTCAGCCGGAACTCATCCGTAGCTGACCGCAACACGTACTCCGAAGAGTACTTGTCTTGGTTGGTACGAACAAGGTTCTTGGCCACCGCATTGATGGTGACAACTGCAGGATCTGCGTACATGTT